ATCGGTTGCGGTCATCCCACTAAGACCTTTGTATTTGAATAAATCTTTATCAAATCCAACTTGAGATGATAATCCTAAACTTACTTTTTTAACTTTATCACCATTTGTAATTACATTTTGACCTGTAGAATCAACATATAATATATCACCAGCATCGAAATATTCGGTTTTATATGTTACATTACCTAATTTAGAACCTCCAAATGAATGATTTGTAAATCCATTAAATCCTGCAGGTATCGCATCTGTTGGTGCGTTATCTGCTAATTCTAACATTACATACTTAGAACGTAATTCATATTCACCATCACTTGTACCGATTTTTCTTGCAACATAACCTGGCATTTCAGGATTCATAGAACATCTTGAATATTTTTCAATTACAACTTGATTCTCATCTGTATCGTTAAAATCACGTATAACAAAATCAAATTCATTTGAATCTAAATTGATGTTTTGAATTGTAATTTTAACTTGTGTGTTTGATGCTCCACCATCGGAAACTGTTACAACTCTAAAAAGGTCAGAAACTTTACCACCACGTACTTCAGAAACAACATATGGAGATACCGCAGTTGTAAATTTTGTTAGGTAATTATTTCCCTCAGCAAGATAAGTTTCAGTTAAACTTATACCTCTTATTAATCCGTAGTTATAACCATGACTTAAAAGATTTGGATATACCTCATTAACATATAATGGGAAATCTCTATAATCTTTATCATGTACATCTGAACCTAATACTTTAGTAATAAATTTAGATGATGATGAATCTAATGAACAAGTAAATGCTTTCACACCACCTGTTACACCTGTAATATTAACTGTGAATTCACCTAATGGGTTATTTTCAATACCATCAATATCTGTGATATTAAATTTAGAATTGTCTACAACTTCATAGGTTAATACTTCTGCGTCATAAACACCTCTTGATCTTAAAGATGCTACTATTAAACCATCGTTTATTAATTCTGATGTATATGTATATCTTGTTGTGGTAAAGTTCATTGAACTAGCCTGATATACAAACAACAAACTGTATACCTGTGTACCAGCTGTATTGCAGAAAACGTGATTCCAATTTCTCACACTATAGTCACCAATTGGACTTGATAATTGTGTACCTGAAAGACCTGATGTTTCAGAATCTGGTACATAACCTATTGTGAACCAATCACCTGTAGATAAACCACTACCATAATTAGTTACTATGTAATCTACAATATCGGTACCGTCAATTGCTGTTTTACCTGATAATAAACTATAGAAAGTACTATATGTTGTGTTTACAATATCAACAGTTGTTGGTGTTGTGATACCGGTTGTTTCTGTTGGTGTTTGTGTTGTGTCTACTGTGATTCCACCTAAAGTTTTAATTCCGAAAGATTTACCAGCCTTGTAGCCAGATAAACCAAGGATTCTTGTTACGAATAATTGATTCGATTCCTGTAGATAAGATTTTGCCACATAAGGTAACTCATATTTTGGGTTTAAATCACCATCCTTTTCAGGAGATGTTCCACCAAAATAAGTTTTGAATTCGTCGAAGTTTCCAATTAAAATTGGTTCGAAAGCAGGACCCTTTAAGGTTTCACCTACTAATCCCAATGTTGTTACCCCCACGCTTTGAGCTACGAATGTTAGATCCTTCTCTGATGTATACACACCCGGAGAAACGAATACTCTGTTTGAATTTGCCATCGATTGTTGTTTGGTTAATTATTTTTATTAGTTATTCTATAAATATCTTTGTTTTTAGCAAAGATTTCCGTACTTTTCTTAAAAAAGATAGTAAATTATCCTTTTCTATCTTTTATTATCTTTTAATATGGAAAACAATCAGAAAAACGTAAAAATCAGTGAAAAACATCATGAGATGTTAAAAAACCACTGTGAAAAGAATGGATTAAAAATTTACAAAGTTTTAGAAAAATTCATTGACGAGTTATGTAAACCAAAAAAGAAAGATATGTACGGAGATGATTAGTAGATATATGTCACACCAATTCTTGAACCGATTACAGGTGTACCTCCTAATGTAATTTCCTGACTTCCCGATATATCATACCCCACGTTTTCTTCTTGCAACAAACCGTTAATATCAATAGAAACAATACTATTAATTGAATTTAATAATGTAAATGATAATGATGACCCGTCATATGAAAAATATTCCGTTGACACTTGTAATACACTTCCATATGTGTCAATTATAATACTATTTCTTCCCTTATAATATGTTATGGTTATTACACTACCTTCTAAAGGTGCTTCCGCGAATGTAATTTTAGATGTAAATGCGATATGAAAATAATCAACATCTCTTTCTTGAACAAGACCGTTTATTGCCACATTGAATAATGTACCAATACTTTCACCAACACTAAATTGTGTTTGAATACCATCCGCCGGTAAATTTACTATGGTTATATCAATTAATTTATTGATGAATTTTTTTGTTACAGGTTTTTCTCTAATAAACTCATTCATTAAGAAAAATCTACTAATTGCCGGTTTTACTTCAAATTCTTCACTATCAATCAAAATACCCAACATTATGAATTTATAATTTTGAATATAAAATCTACGTCCGTCAATTGTGTCAATAGGACTATTATCTTCAATACCTTCTAATATAATTGGTATGTAATGACCTTTTACTGATGTGTAAGCTTGTCTTGAAGAAAATTTCTGTAAAACAATCTTATTGAATTTATTTAAATCCCTGAATTTATTACATACAATTGTAACTTCAAATGTAATATCAATTGCAACAGGTTGAGGCATTTTATAAATGTCCGCACCTACTTGTGTACCATTCCATGTCGGTACCGTGGCATAATGGAAAGTTCTTCTATCAGGTATCGTTCTTTGAGTAACAGGATTTGTACCGGGTTGAACATCGGGTTTTCTAATAACCGCTATAAACGGTAATTCAACATTACCATCATCGTTACTAAATGACCAATTGTTAGCAAATTCTCCCCATCTTTGTATTGTTAATATCTTTGGGATAATTGGTATTTGACTACCATCAGAAACTACAACAAAGTTCTTTTTAATAAAGTCCAACATTCCACTATCCAAATCGTCATGTAATATGGAATCAGGTAAATAGGAATCAGATTTAGTAATCCTATCCAATAATTCCTGTCTTCTTTCCATAACTTGTTTACCCTGAACCGTTTCTTTCGCTCCTGAATAAACATCAATATTGTTTTTTCTTTTAGGTATTCCCATATTATACTCCTCTAAATTCGTTTTGTTGTGTTGGAACACAAACTATAGTTCTATAGTGTGGTTTGAACCCAAACATTTTATGTTTATTATCCGAAGTTATTCTACCGTCATTTGATACCGTATAGTATCTTAATTTATCTTCAGAATCGGGGTATCCTATGTAATCACCATAACGAATATCAATATTTAATTCTTCCAAATGTCTGATATAAACCGATAATGTTAAATTTCCCGGCTCGTTATATCTAATCATACCACTCTTATATGAACTATTCTTAGGTTCATCAATTTTTACCAAAGCATTAAATTCAACAGGTGGAAAGTACTTTATTTCATCCATACCCGCCTCAGCGTAAACTGCGTCGTTATCTGTTTTTTGTCTATCTACACGATACAACACTAATTTCATGTTTAAATCCCCGTGTAGATACTCCTGACCCATCTGAATATTAATATCGAAGTCGTCCTGAGAGAAGAATTTAGACAATCTGGTGATTGGTAATTTATTGTTCATATCTTAATAAATAGTTTAATGTTACGTTCTAATTATTTATATTTTAATATGGAAACAAAGATTCCCGAAATTGAGGCTAGAAATATACTTTCAACATATGAAGGTTCTAACAATCAATTATTAGAATGGAAAAGAAAATTTGAGGAGGTGAAGAATTTTAAACTCACTCGTCCTCAGGCTGAGTATGTTCAAAAGTATCAAAGTGTAATCCCAAAGGTTGCAAGAAAATATATTAAAGTGGTTAATTCTTTTGGTGAGAAGATTATGGAAGATAGATTATTACCAAAAGTTCCTGAACAAATATGGTGTGAAAAATTATTGTGTGAATCAGATAAAGCATATCACGTTTGGGGTAAAGTATTAGAAGTTGACCAATTATCCGCAATGTGGTTACCGAAGGCTGCAGTGATGCAGGAAGAGAAAAAACTTAATAGGATAATCGATTATACAAAGTATGAAACAAGACCTCCCATGGATCACCAGAAGGTCGCAATTGAGAAGTTATTAGCAAATGATAAGTTTATATTGGCCGATGATATGGGTCTCGGAAAAACGACCTCAGCGGTCATTGCTTCGATGGAGAGTGGTGCTAAAAAAGTTTTAATAGTTTGTCCAGCATCTTTAAAAATTAACTGGCAAAGAGAAATTGGTCAATATACAGATAGAAAGGTTTTAATTGTTGAGGGAAGAAAATGGGGTTCTACTTTTGATTATTACATTATAAATTATGATATATTAAAAAACTATCACACAACTGACAAAAGTGAAGATAGTGATGATTATAAATTATTAGTTAATGAAAAATTTGATTTAGCTATTGTTGATGAGGCTCACTATATTTCAAACGCAACAGCAAACAGAACTCGTTTATTAAATGACGTACTTGAAACGATACCAAAGGTTTGGTTATTAACAGGTACACCAATGACATCAAGACCTATTAACTATTTTAATCTTTTAAAAATTGTCGAATCCCCGTTAACGTTGAATTGGCAATCATATGTTCGTAGATATTGTGCAGGATATCAATTTAGAGTAGGTCAAAGAAAGGTGTGGAATACAAGTGGTGCAAGTAATTTAGATGAATTACGTGAGAGAACTAAGAATATTGTTTTACGTAGAATGAAAACAGACATTTTGGATTTACCTGAAAAGATTGTAACACCTGTGTTTGTG